TTCTAACCTTATTAAATTGGGCACAAAAAATAATAATTCATTAATGAAACCAACTATAAATTGGCAAAAAATACCTGTGTGTTCATCAACTCTATAAGTGGATTTCATGTTATGAAATTCTTCTGTGTCTATGGCTAATTCATATAATAATTGTTCATCCACTTCTTCGATATAAGCTAATAAATCATCACCTAACACTAATAAAAATTCATAATTGTGAGTTGAAAAAAATTTTGCATACACTCTTAAGTTATTAATAAAATTGCCGAAACCAACAGTTGTTTGTCCAGTATGTCTCATTGGAGGTAAATTAGCTTTTATTGTATCGCTTTTTACAAAAGTTTTTTCATGTTGTTTAAAATAGATATCTACAACCCCATGATCAGCTCCTAATATGTCTTTGTAAAATAACTGTTCAAAATCTAAAGCGTGTTTATCAGTTTGTCTGTCTTGTTTACTTAAATCACTTTCAAAAAAACAAAATTTATTTCTGCGTCGAAAATTTTTTTGTAACAAATTATTCATTTCATTAATTGTGTAACCTTCAGCATAAATTACTTTGTTTTTTAACAATGGTTTTAGCCTGTTTTTAAGGTACATAAAATATGGTGCAAAAATTAAGTGAAAACAGTAAGGATTCCATAATACAATTCTATTCAAAATATCAGAATAATCAGTGTACACATCCCCTTTAGTCACATTTTCAGCTTTTTCATATAATTTAATTTTATTGATCATTCTGTCTGTCCATTTATCAACATATTGCTCAACACTACTAATTATGTTTTTTTGATTCCTACCAATCAACCAAGGTATAATTAAATCAGTATTAATAGTAACTTTTTCATCATTATACTCTTTAATTGTGTTTTCAGCATAATTGTGGAAATAAGCTTGTTTGAAAAAATTGAACTGAGTTTCATGTTTTGGTTTATATTTTCTTAGATTTTGCCTTAATAACATTTTTTCTGAAATAGCTTGTATTGAACTAGCGTATAAACCATAATTAGCTGGTCTAGTTAAATGTGGATGGAAATTTAAGTACCCCACACTTTTAATGCCATTCCTAGGTAAACCTCGTATTTGATAATTACTTTCGGTATTGAATCTCAATTTCATATCATGGTATATATCATCATAAAAAATTTCATCTTGGATTGTGTGTCTATCTTCATAATGGTATGTTATTGAATGTATATTGTTGTAAATCATTTTTAAAGTTAATTTTAACATTTTTCCTAATTTTAAATTGGATTCATG